ATCTTCCCTGAGTCTCGTCTCAAAGATTTCTTTATACTCAGGAGAATCCATAAGTGTTTTAGCTTTACGCCCAAATCTAATTGCTAGTTCCCCGGTGTGAGTAGTTTGAATAATTTTTAATTTAGGCGTACGCCCAATCATCCAAGCGGGCAGCAAGGAGCTAGCGAACTCGGACTTTGTGTGCCTTGGTGGCATATTAACAATTAATCTTTTAATCTCGCCGCGAGCGAGCTTGTTAAATTTTTCTGCAATAATTTTGTGGTGTTTACCTTCAATAAACTCTGGCCATATATGCTTGGCAAATGACAGGAAGTCATCTTTAATTTTTAAAATTTTTTTCTTTTCTTCTAACCTCAAATACATTTTCATAAAGTCTTTCTTTATGTCAGGAGGCAGTTTCTTTATCTTATCTAAGCTTATATCCATATATTTTTTTGCAAAATTTTTTTAAAGGTGCTTTTGGAACCCATAACGTTTTTACAGGCTAAAACTGTTCAAATCAAGCAATAAAGGGTAGGTCTTGGGACCCCTTTTTATATATATTAATTAATAAAATATATGTTTTGCAAAATTGCGAATTGACTTGGTACCTCTATGGATTGCGCGAGCGCGCCACACGCTGTGGTTGTGCGCCTGCTTGCGAGGCGCACACTTTGTGTGTTCTGTTAGTCTAGCAATACGTAGTATTGTTTAGTAAAATATTTCTGGAACCAGTCCAAACCTTTACGCTGTGTCTTAACATCTCCTAACTGTTCAGCTCCCATCAATGTATCATAGACAGCAACAGCAAACCAAGGCAATAGCGCTGGCTCATTACTAAATCTATTCTTCACAATGATTTCTTCTTTGAATGTATCTGCCTTTTGTCTAGTGTAGTCTGCATCAAAGGGCATCTTATATTCTTTGTCATTCCATTTAATTGTTTCCATGTTTCCTCGCTTTCTAGGACTATCCTATTTTAGTTCGGTCCTGTTGTCAACCCTTTCAATAGAATAATGTCCACCCCAACGATCCTCATTCTCAACCTTGGCATATCCTTGGCTCTCTCGTCTGTGTCTGATAAACTCAATCGGTCGACCATGTTCAATGTTTTCCATGTTAACATTTAACCACTCGCTTTCACAACCTGTACTGCAAAAGTATTTAGCTCTTGCCTGGTATTCATTAGACTGATCTCTAGTCCATAATGCATATCTTCCACGAACCACGCCTCTAGATTTTAGAAACCTGTCCTGTGTAGTTCTAGTATGGCAGTCTGGTCCTTGGCAAAAATGTTTATTCGGCATTGCTATCCCCCTTGTATCTATCCATAGTTCCGACAATCTTATGCAATCGTTCAACTGCTTTCTCTAGCGTCGCGATTCTATCTTCTAAAAATGTAAGTTTCTGTCTTTCATATCTCTCAGCTTTGTTCTGGTCATGTAGTTCAAAATGCTCGTCTGTTAATTGTGTCATGATTGTTTTCCTTTGTTAAAAGATTTAGTCAATTGTTCTTGTCTAAAAAGTTTTCTGTCTGCCTCGGCAATTTCCATTTCACACCATATAAAAAATAAAAAGCCAATAATCATTATTACTATACCTATTCCCATAATTATATTCCATGTCATTTACTATCCCCCCATAATCTTAAACCTATTAGAATAACTACCATTCCGAAGAATGATAGTTCATATATTAATTGTTCCATATTAAAACCTTATCTTGTAGCTACCACTACATGTTCTATAACCTTGTGCGTCTAGATCATAGTAAGTTATTAATGAGTTACCAGATTTACTTGTCCAATACTTTGACAAGCTATCCCATTTTGCTCTACGTGTTATGTGCTTTGCGTGTTTCTTCGCATAGTAAGTTATATTAAATGTTTTATTGTTTTCCATATTTCCTCGCTTTCTAACTCTATCCTATATGAAATAGGATAGAGTGTCAATAGTTAATTAACAGTTTTTTCGTATTGTTTTCTAGCCAATATCTTTGCCTCTCTTGTTTGTGTTTTATTTTTCATTCCTTTAATCATACTTGCTAGATTACTTGGATTGTAGATTACAAGACCTGTTGAGTTAGTTCTGATTAATTCTGCCTCATCAAGTTCAATACCAAGTTCGGTTGCAAGTTCAATACCTTCACTTAAATAACGATATGCTTTTAATCCTATTTTTAATTGATCGCATTGTTTAGTGATTGTATCAATCCACTTTTGATGATTAACAACTAGATTACCTTTTGCAATTCTCCACCTTTCAAACATTGAATACTCATCTTTAGTACATGCGATTGCTCTTGAACGACAGTAAGAAGTTCCAATGACATCAAGATAGTATGGATTGTCAAAAGTTTGTGCCATACCACTATGGTTGCTTTCACTATTATAACGAGGGGTACTATGTCCAAGTGCTTTTAAACACTCATCAACGTGTTTTGTTTTGTGTGGGTTTTCTTTGTTTTCTGATTGTTGTGCATATATATCTGGATTGCAATCTTTTGCTTTTAGTTCTTCACGATAGTATGCAACAGCAAACTTTTTACCCTCTTCACTATCATAATCACTACCATTTAGATTGCCAAACAAACCAAAATCAAAATGTGATTTTGTTTCTGTTGGTTTGCCCTCATCATCAACACCCTCATTGTGTGCAAAGAAAAAGCATTTATCTTTTGCAACAACATCACAAGGTTGTCCGTACTTCTTTTTGAAAGTTCGGAGTATTGCAACATCTTCTTTTGGATATGCTCTTGTTACAACTCTCTTTGCAAGATTATTAGCAACACTATATTCAAGGTTAACATTTTCTCTTGATTGAAGATATGCCTCTCGTTCCTGTGTGTCCTCATTCTCAAACGTGTGTTTGATCTTATTAAAGAGTTTGTTTCGCAACTCAGTATTCATTCTTATTTTAGACATTTTTACCTTTCTATTTTTTATTTGCATTTAATTATAATTAACACTTGACAATAGGATTGTCAAGTATTATATAGGAGAGGTTCCCTTTTGCTAATATACGGAATTAAAAAACTTAAATTAGCATTGATCAATAGCAAGGATACACAGACAACTTGCTACTGATCCCTATCTACTCCTCCTTAGGGTAGAGCTAGATTAAGCAGTCTAGCAAAACGTCCCTAAGCGTGCAATCCTCCGACTAAGAGGATTCATCGAGCAGAGTAGATTAGGATCAGGTCAAGTGCACCCGTCGGCCATCCTCTACTTTGTACTGGTGGTAGTGAAGGTAAATGCTTCACTTTAAAAGAGCGGGCGTTGCACCTGATCAACAAAATAGAATAAAGCTCAAGGGCGTCCATATCTTGCCGATGGCATTTCCCTGTACGTTACCTGTGACCTGAAAGGGTAGGGACCTGGAGTTTGGCCGGCTGTTAGTACGTGCACGGAACGCAGCTGGTTTCATATGAAATGCAGTTTAGAATGATTCTAAAGAAGAAAGAATAAAAGCGCCAAGCTTCAAGCAGCAAGCTTGACAATGATTACGGGATAGTATAGGATGTATTTAGAAAGGATATATTATGAACAATGAACAATTAAAAAGAATAGCGGATGCAATAGAAGAAATTCTACGGCTGGTGAAGGCTGATCAGGAACGGTCAAGAAAGTATATGGAAGAGAAAGGAGAATAAAATGGGATATACGAACTACTGGCGCCAACACAATGACTTCACCGATACAGAGTGGAGTCAAATCAAACAAGAGTATGAATACATTAAGGAAGCCTGCGAAACCATTATTGTTGATCAATCAGAAAATAAAGATGAAATAATATTTAATGGTATGGCAATTAAAGGTCTAGATCATGAAACATTTATACTTAATAAAAATACAAAGACTAAAAAAGATTATAAAGAACAAGACCTATCTTTTAATTTTTGTAAAACAGCAATGAAGCCTTACGATCTGGCGGTGTGGCATTTACTCTGTTTTGTACAGAGGATCTGTCCAGACTTTGCAATATCGAGGGATAGATAAAATGGAAGAGGAACAAAGTGAAAAAAATAAGAAGCAAACACAATAATTTATTAAACTATTTTATACACGATAAGCGGGACCTGAGTCCCGCTTATGTGCGTAGTTGTGAAAAGTTTTTTGATTCAA